GATCTCTACGTCCCCACTATCAATTTTGGTAGTGGGGTCTTCTTTTGTTTCCCAACCAAGGAGATATTCGGCGGTAGTACCGAGCGCGGCGGCAAGCTTTTCCAATCTGCTTATCGGAATGCGATCTGTTGTGCCTGCGGCGTATCTCTGAATAGCGGAGTGTGGTATGCCTGTTTTGTTTTCAAGTTCTCTATGTGAAAGACCCGAGGCCTTTATAGCTGCTTTAATTCTTTCAGAAATTTCGCTCATAGTCATCATCCTTTCGTTTTTTACATTATATCATATCTGACCCACATTTGCAATAGGAAATTGAAAATTTTTTCAACAAAATCGCAAAAATGGGTTGACAAGTTGAAAAATGTGTGGTATTATATCTTTGACCCGAAAATGGGTCAATATACGAAAGGAGGGATTTTTCCGTGGTTGACACCCAAAAGTTAAAGGGGTTGATTGTTTCGGCAGGCAAGACCCAAAAGGAAGTGGCGAAAGAGGCAGGTATGTCTACAAATACCCTTTCCAACAAAATCAACGGCACTCGTGAGTTCACCGTGGGCGAGGTTATCAAAATTTGCGATATCCTCCATATCACCGACAACGCTGAAAAGGCGCAAATTTTTTTGGGATAACTGACCCATTTTTGGGTCAAAAGAAAGGAGGATCCCATGGCAGCAAGCGCAAGGAACATCACGATTGATACGGCTCAAATTTCTACATATCGTGGACGAGCAATCGGCAGGGCGTTCTACAACGCCTATATGAATTTCGTTAAGGATCCCGAGCACGAAAAGATGATCGAGCAACGTGCGGAGGAAATACGCGAGCAGGAGAAAAAAGAAAAGGCGGCTCTTGTCGCTCAATAAAAAGAATAAAAGGAGCAAACAAATGAAACAAGGCAGAACATTACAGGAGCTTGCCGTCGAGATTGATAGGCAGGCGCGAACAAAAAAAGATTTCCTCGTGGACACTACCGCAATGAGCGTTATTCCGCACGAGGAAGGCATCAGATTTCAAGCGGAAGGTATGTCCGCAGACTTCGGTATCAATGATATCGCACATTCACAGATCGGTCAGCATCTCGAAATCCCTGCTCGGTACTACGAGCGTATGAGAACAGAGAGTCCCGAGCTGCTTTCCCAAAACATCAACCATTGGTTACATAACCGCGCTCCCGAGCGCAGAATGCTCCGAACACTTGACGGAAACCTCCGGGCGTTCCTCTCCGCAAAGTACAGGCGCATTGACAATATGGAGATTGCCGAAACTGTCCTCCCGATTATCTCCCGAATGGAAGGGGCGAAGGTGGAGAGTTGTCAGATCACCGAGCAGAAGATGTATATCAAGGTAGTCAATCCTCGCATCACAACAGAGGTGCGCAAGGGCGATATCGTCCAGGCAGGTATCGTTATCAGCAATTCCGAGGTCGGTATGGGAAGTGTAAGCATTTCTCCCCTTATCTACCGCCTTGTATGTTCCAACGGTATGATTGCCGCGCAACAGGTGCGGAAAAACCACGTCGGCAGATTGAACGACGCGGACGTAGATATGAGCATATTCCGTGATGAAACAATCGAAGCGGACGACAGAGCGTTCCTTATGAAAGTACAGGACGCGGTCAACGCGGCGGTTGATCAGACGGTTTTTGAAAAGATAGTCCAGCAGATGCGTGATGCAACCGAGGCAAAGATTGAAGCCGCTACCGTTCCCAAGGTGGTCGAGCTTGCATCTAAGCAGTTCCACATTTCGCAGTTTGAGAGCGAGGGCGTTTTAGGACACCTTATCGGCGGTGGCGACCTCTCCCTCTACGGAATGGCGAATGCGGTCACTCGGTACGCCCAGGACGTAAACAGCTACGACAGATCCACCGAGCTTGAACAGATCGGTTACAGTATCTTGACCGTGGCTCCTACGATTTGGCGCGGCATTCTCTCCGCTGCAAGAAAGGAGGTATGAGATGGCTTATTACAAAACCTGCTCCGCTTGCGGTGCGCACCTTGACCCCGGCGAAAAGTGCGAATGCAATGGAAAAGGACTGCCCCGCGGCAACGGGAACAGTCCTGAGAAAAATGGTTCTTCAACCGTTTCTATTGTATCACATAAACCCGGCGATGTCAAGACGGAACCGCTAAGATTGCTTCGACTCCGCTATAAAATTCCCCCTGTGGATATCGTGGCAACGGTGCGCGAGATTTTCCCCAAGTACGATAAGACGCTTCAAAGCAAGTGCGAACATAGCGACGAATACGGCGTGAGAATACGCCCCGAGGCAATGGACGTGCTTGTGGCAAAGTACGCGCCCGAAGAACTTGAAGAAATCAAGCGCAAGCGCAGGGGTGGTCACTATCTGAAATGTAAAGTGACCTGCCGTTTGAAAGACGAGGAATATGCAGAATTCGTCGAGCTCGTCAAAGAGGACGGGTTTGACACAATCCAGGCGTGGCTTGCTACCGATATCCGAAAGCACCTCGCCGCGAGAAAAACCGCCGAAAGCAACGCTTAAAAATATTTTTTTGAAAAAGAAAGGAAAAACACAATGATTAAGCAACCTACTGAAATGACCTTTAACGACAAGAAGTTCTCTATGATTATCTACGGATCCCCCGGACTTGGTAAGACCACTCTTGCGCTCTCTGCCCCCGACCCCATTCTGATCGACTTTGACCGCGGCATTGCTCGTGTCAAGGCGTATCATCGTAAGCCCACGATCGTGAGCGCCACCTACGAAGAGGTGCTTGACGATATTCAGCTCCCCGAGGTCAAAGAGTGTCAGACCCTTATCATCGACACAGGAGGATCCTTTGTTACATATCTGCAGGACTGGGCAATGCGCACCAATCCCACGGTCAACAAGCAGAAGAACGGCGCCCTCTCCCTCAAAGGCTTCGGTGCGGTCAAGCAGGAATTCCAACGCTTCACCAACCACGTCCGCGACGTCCTCAACAAGAACGTGATCTACATCTTCCACTCTGACGAGCAGAAGGACAAGGACGGCAATCCTCAGCAGAGATTGCAGTGCGAAGGTGCCGCGAGAAACCTCGTATGGCAGCCTTGCGACCTCGGCGGTTATATGCAGATGATCGGCACGCGCCGTACTATCAATTTCACTCCCACCGATGAATTCTTTGCAAAGGGTTGCTACGGTATCGAGGGAATGCGTGAAATCCCCACAATCGGTCCCAATGACAAGAACGATTTTCTCACTCGTCTGTTCAACGAAGCGAGGGCGAACATCGAAGCCGACAATGCGGCGTTTGCTCCTGTGAAAGAACAGTACGACGCGGTAATGGTGGAGGTACACAAAATCATTGACGGCATCACCACCGTTGACGAAGCCACCGCCGCCGCTCAGACACTCCCCACACTTGAACACGCGCTGACCTCCAAGAAGGAAGCAAGCGCAATGCTGAACGCCAAGGCGACCGAGCTCGGCTTTGTATGGGATAAGACCGCTAAGGCGTACAAAGTACCGGAGGCGAAGTAATGGCAAGATACCTCATTACGCAGTCGCTCCTCTCCGCGTGGAGCTACGCTCATACCTGTTATGAGTCTTGCGCTGAGGAAGCCTACGAAGAATTTTTGAACGCTCTTAACCGTGTTCCCAAGGAGAGCACTCCCGAAATGCAGAACGGCATTGATTTTGAGAACGAGGTTTACGCAGAGGCTGCGGGAGTTCCGAGAACTCCCCATCCCTCTTGGGAGAACGGTATAAAGGCTGTTGCAACGGTCATAAAAGGCGCTCAAACGCAGGTAAAGGCGCAACGCGAGTGTACGGTGGGTGGAAAAACTCTTCTCGTGTACGGCGTTTTGGACGCTCTCAAAGCGGGCGTGATTACCGATGTGAAATTTTCTAACAAGAGCTTCAATTCTGCTGAACTTGCAGGAAAGTATCTTGATAGCGCACAGCATTCCGCGTATTTCTTCATCGTTCCCGAAGCGTACCGCTTTGATTACCTTGTGTCTGACGGTGAGGATATCTACACCGAAACGTACACCCCCAAGACCTCCCGACCCTTTGAAGAAATTGCCGCGGAGTTCCTTGAGTCGATTGAGGCTATGGGCCTTATGTCGATTTACGAGGAAAAGTGGCTTGCTCTATGACGGGTAGGTTGAAAGACCTCTCTTTCGGCAGAAACGGCGAGCAGATAATCACTCTCGCCGTCGATGCCGACTTTACGGAACGCTTTGACGAGCTGAAAGATTTTGACGTGGATATCGAAATCAAGAAACACCGCAAGATGCGCTCCAATGAAGCCAACAAATACTGTTGGGTACTCTGTGAAAAGATTGCTCAACGGTTGAGCGATGAAAAGGTCAAGCACACCAAAATCGACGTGTACCGCGAAGCTATCCGCGAGATTGGCGTGTGGGTTGACAAGGAGCTTGACCCCGACACCGCAAAGACGTTCTCTACCGCGTGGGAAATGCTCGGTACAGGTTGGCTTACAGAGCAGGTCGATTATAGCAAGAATGGCGAGAACGTCATTATCCGTTTTTATTACGGCAGTAGCCGTTACAATTCCAAGCAGATGTCGCGCCTCATTGACAACCTCGTTCAAGATTGCCAAGAGCTCGGCATCGAAACCGACACACCCGAACAAATTGCAAAAATAAAAGCGCTCTGGGCAGAGGAAGATGCCCGAGTAAAAGCAAAGGAGAAACGCAATGAGCAAAAATAAGAAGCACAACAAGCAGAACACCCCGAACAGATCTGACCGCTACGATTGGATGAAAGACTCCAAGGGCATTCCCGCCCTGCAGGAGAGCTCCATCGAGCTCATTCTGAAACCCAAGCAGAA